TGCTCCGAGTAATGCTTTCGAGTAACCGCCACCACGCTGTCTAGCTTCAACAACAGCGCCTTTTGCTGCGTTAGCAATCTGAGGCATCAAAGTAGCGATCTCTGCTCTGACTGTCTGCTGCACGCCTGTAGTGACATTGATGGTTTGATTAACCACTACACCGCCGCCGCCCATCTTTTCATTAGGTATTATAGAGCCTGATTGGTTAGGTACAAACATCTCTTGCCCACGCTCACCTACCATGTAGGGTTGACCAGCTTGAACAGAACCACCGATAGCTCTAGGTGACATAGGCCGTGAACCTGCGCTAGACATTACAGGAACGCTAGGTGTACCGCCTGCTACTGGGCTGCCTCCACCGCCGAATCCAGCAGTAATAGCTCCAAAGGCCGCATCAACAATATATTTCTGTATCAGCATTTTAATAAGGCTGTCTACAACGCTTTTAGCCATCGACTTCATAGCGTCAGCAAAGTTGGCTGCACCAGTTACGCCAGCAGTGAGCGCATCAGTCAATCCGTTTAAGCCTTGATCAGTAAGGCTCTTCAGGTTTTCTTCCATGGTTGGCAGGCCGTCTGACCAGTCTTTGAAAGCCAAATCAATATTATTCATAGAGGCTAAAACTCTAGGAGTTATTGACTCAGTAATAGTCGGAATCTCACCAATAGCTTTTTTAGCGTTTTCAAGATGCTTAATCATACCGCTGGCAAAATCTAACTTATCAATCAAGCCTAGTGAATCACCAGCCTCAACAGCTTTTTCTTTGAGCGCTATTAGACTTGCAAGCCGTTCTTTTGTATTTTGACGAACTTTCTGGCGCATTTTGCCACCAGCTAGTTTTTCGTTAAGCTTGTCAATTTCTGTTTGCAACTGCCTTGCGTTTTTCTCTATATCAGGCGTAAAAGCTCGCGTTAGCCCATCTTTTACCTTTAGCGCTGTGTTATAAATTGCTAAAAATCCATTGGCTAAATCTTCAAAAGCTTTTAGTGCAGTTTGTATGCCGCTAATTAAGTTTATTGCTAAAGTTTGCGCAAAACCTGTCACGCTACCGTCTGCATCCTTAATGCCCTGCAAAACAAAGTTCCGAAGCGTGTCTGTGAGATATTGAATGGCTGGCGCTAATGCTGCAACAGTCTGATTCGTGATCCCTCGCATTAACCCAAAAAGCCTAGTCAGTGAATCAACTGTATTTTCTACGCCCTTAGAAGCCGTGGTAGACATTATCAAGCCTAAGTCCTCAGCCTCAGTAAATAGCTCTTGCATACCTTTTGAGCCAAGGGAAAGCGTATTAACAAGAGCAGCACCTTCACTATCAAACAGTTTAAAAGCCAGCCTTAGCTTATCCGACTCTGTTTCCACATTACCAAAAGCGTCTGCCAACTTCAGCATCTGCTTATCTAGTGGTAGTTTCTGCAACTCTCGCGCATTAAGCCCAAGCTCTTTGATAGCTGCCTTGGCCTCACCAGTTCCCGCAGCGGCTTCAGCCGAGCGCCTAGTAAATCTTTGCAGAGCCATATCTAAAGTATTGGTTGCAACGCCAGATATATCGGCAGCGTATCTAAGTGCAGATAGTGACTCAGTAGTTGTGCCAATTTTAGATGCGGTTTTAGTGAGGGTATCGGTAGCGCGTAAACTAGCGGTTATTAATGCGCCAATACCAGCAGTGCCAACTAGACCGACGATTGCAGTTTTTGCGCTTAATACTGCACCAGCTACTTTTTTAAGGCCAGACGTAGCGCTTTTAAATCCTTTGCTAGTCTTATCTATTGCCGATATTACAATGCGGGTATCTTCAGCCATCTTTTTCGCTCATTAAGTGAAAGTATGCAAACCATTCGTTCATTTCTGAAAGGCTCATTTGCTCCGCTTCATAGATTGGGATATGCAACCTCTCAGCCAAGGCGATGGTATTCATCCTTAACTGAGAGGCCATCAGTTTTTTTCAGCTGTCTCCACGGATTCGATTGTTGCAAACATCTGCTCGGCAATTGAGCTAATCACGGACGTTTCTTCGCCCATCAAGTCAATTCTATCTTCAGCGCTTGTAAACAGCTTGTCGCCACCCTCATCCTCAGACTTTAAAACAATCAGGTCAACCATTGCACCAATAGTTGGCGATTCCATAATTAAAGGGTGTTTTTTCTGTAATTCGTTAATATCGTAGCAGGTGATAGGACGGCAAAACATTTTAAAAGCCTTGCCATCTTTATCCGCCCACTCATCAACGCTAACTTCACGCGCCTTAATGACGCGCCTGTTTCTAAGTTCTTTTGCTAAACCCATTCTAATTTCTCCTGTTAAAGTGGATTATGCTGTAGCTTCTGTAACTGCTCCGTTCACTTGCAGTCCAAAGCTTGCTTCAACCATGCCATCAAAAGCAGCAGTAATTGACTTGCTAGTGACTACGCCATTGCCGGAGTAGTATTTTTCGCCAGTGCCAGTGCCAGTAGGATAGATTTCAAAATCAATTGAAGCTCTGTTATCCAGAACAAGCTGCTGTGCGTCAGAGTCGTCCCAGTAGCACTCAATAGCAACTGTGCTGGCTTCTAAGCCTGCCTTGTAAGTTCGGGCAGTGTCACCCATAACGCTATCTTCGATAGTATCTGCTGCACCGTCTATAGTATAAGAGCGAACCTCACCAACAACGGCGACAGTAGTTCCTGCAACCTGTAGTTTAACAACGCCGCTTGAGCCTGTAGTTGTAGCCATTTTAAATCACCTTTTTTAAGTTGTGCCGCGTGTGTATTGATATACAACGCGAACAGTTAGAATCACACCGCCGACAGGATCAATAGAACCCTCATCGACTTCTACGTTAATGAGCTGAGTATCCAGCGCGTAACCGCCTCTTGTGCGGTCTTGTTCGAGTCCTTCTTCTATGGCCTCGATAATGTTATTTCTTGCCTGATCAATTATACCTGACTTAACAAAGCAAACCATCTCATAGTTAATGGACGCCATGCGCTGCCCCATAGAGCCGCCTAAAGTGCTATCCTCTCTGCTTTCCCCAGCAGTCCTAACAAGTACAGCAGGAAACTGCGCGTTAGATAGTTTTTGAAAGTCAAATGGTTCGCGAGTTGCCATCTTAATTCTTACCGGCTGAATCACACTATCTCGCAGGGTATCAACAATATTTTCTGCAATGCTTTCTCTGACACTCATTTAATAAACCTTTCAAATGCTCTGCTTAATCGCTTTTTTTCGTCTCGGTTAAACCCGAAAAAAGGCCGCGTCTTATTATTTCCAGAGGCTTTTGCAGATTCAGTAGCTTTGCTGAAAAATATCTCAGCTTGCTTGCTGTCAGCTCTGCTTGTGATGCTGCCTAACATTTTGCCAGAATAGAACAGATTAGGTCGCGTATCTCTGCCTTTGTTTGCTCTGAAAACAGCATATTTTTCTGTGTACGGTTTAAACGTCCCGCCCTTATAGCTAACGCCTCTAGCAGTTCGATCAGTAATAATGCTTATACCAATCTGCGCAACTCTAAACAATGCAGACTTATACTTAGCCTGTAACTTTTTGCGCATCTTCTCAGGTATTTTCTGAAAGTCACGCGGCTTTACGTCTAGCTTAACTTGCATTAGCGAACTAACCTGCCTGAGTTAATAGGCTCTTTCTCTTTATCCGTTACAGTGCCATCACCATCAGCATCGTATTCAACGCCATCGCGGAACACTGCTTCTATCTCCTCGCCGTAGCGAGACTTGTAGAAATCAATCATGCCAAGGAATCGGTCATTGTCTACCCAGTTAGTCAACTTAGGTAGAGCGTACTTCCAGAGTACAAGGTAAACACTGCATCGAGTCCACTGGCTGTCTGTTAGCTTGCTAGGCACTAGCTCGCCGCTATAGCCTCGCTTGTCCCACCAATCAGCGCGTATCTTGCGCTCAATGTCTGCCTGCGCTCGTGCGTGCTCATTGTTAAAAGACTCTATGCCGAGATTCAAAATGTCTGGCACCATTGCCATCAGGTCTGCGTCTGTACTAAATGCCATTACCACTTCACCTTGTCTGCCCAGTATGCCGCTGATGCGGTTTTGTCTTTGCGACCTTTCTCGATGTCTTTAGCGAATCGCGCTTTAAAGGATCTGCGCTTTGCCTTGTCAGCTTCGCTTTCGTTTTTTCTTGGTGGCTTATTATCTGCGCCCTGCTGCCCGAACCTTATCAGCCTTACCTTGTCGCCTTGTTTTGCAAGTACGGCATGGCTTTTGTCTGGGTGCTTACTGGTGCGCTTGGGCTTGTTGTACCCTTCAAAGCGTTCGCCTCGGTATGTAATAGCCATCACATCTCCTAAATAAAACCCCACCCCCGATAAAGGGGGCAGGGATTATCGACACTCTTACAGAGCAGAGTCGAAGGTCATCTTAACGCCAAAGCTGTCATCAAGCTCAGCTACGCCATAAGCGGCAGTAGCGTTAAGCTCAAAGGCTCGGAGTGAAGCATCACGCTGTGATTCAATACCGAAGTCGCGCTTCATAGCGATAGCGAGAGCCTCTGGAGCGAATACACAACCGATAGCGTCACCAGAACCATCGACAGTCACGTTAGCTGACTCATAAACGTCAATGCCAGCGATAGTGCCAACATAGCCATTAATCATAGCAGCGTTCTGAGCGTCACCACCGTTCGGGTTAGCGAAGGTGTTAGTCAGGTTAGCTTTGATTTGGTAGGCTTGGAATGGGTGCAGTACAGCAGCCAAGTTACCAGTTACCTTGTTAGCACGCAGAGTAGCCTGTGCCTTAAACAGATCGGCAACAGTAATCTCTTGCGCAGCAGCACCTAGACCAGTGCTAAAGCCAGTGAACAGAGCGATCAAGTCGGTGTCCATCTTAGTAGCGATAGCGTTACCGAGTACAGTGCCAAGCTCAACAGCAGGGTTGCCCGCGCCGAATGCAGCCATGTCAGTAAGAACAACCTGTGCGCCCACTTCGCCAACAGTTACGGAAACTGAGCTAGTAGAAACAGTGGTTGAACTCATGTCAGTGCCTTCAGTTAAGTCGGCAGCAGCGATTGCAGGGTACTTAGGAATCTGAACAGTTTTGCCAGCTTCGTTAGCAATGTTGTACTGAGTAACCAAACCCAACATCAGGGATTGCTCTTCAGCAGTAAAACGTGCCTGCGCGATAATATTCGCAAACAGGTCGTCAAGTGTAGCGCTAGTAGTAGCAGCCATTGTAATATCCTCAAAAAATTAGATTAAAAGTTATTTTTTAGCCTTCATAAGAGCGCGGTAGGCTTCTCGCCCGCCGTCATTCCAATTATCGACCATATCATTAACCGTTGATTGAGGCTTCAACGTAGAGCCACCAGCGTTACCTTGCGAACCTGTCCCGCCTTTACTGGCTCGAACATGATGTGGATTAGCTGTAAGAAATTCGCTTACCATCTCATTGACGGATAGCAAGTCACCGCTGTCATTGTAACGCGGTGTGCCGTTGTTGTCTAACACCTCTACGGTTCCATCTTCTGCAAGCCTAGCGTGTGCCTTTAGCAGTGAAGAAACTTGCTGCGGGTCTACAGCGTTGTTGTTGCTTGCTGCACCTAAAATAGCGCCATCGACTAGGGTTTGCTGTAGCTTGCTCTTATAGGCGTTTATTTCGCTGTCTTTCTTTTCGACGGTCTGTTTGAGGATAGTCTCAAATTCTCCGCGCTCTTTCATCTTGTCCTGCTCGATTTGCTCTTTCTGACTTAGCAGCTGGCGGGCTTCATCAAGGTCAATGCCTGATAGCTGCTTCTCGTACTTGCGCTGTTCTCTTGCTAGACGCTGGGCAACTGCTTTGTCAATGTCAGCCTGCGTGAATGTCTTTTCTTCTGGTGTTTCCACTATGCTTTCTTCTGTGCTTTCCACGATTGTTTCTTCGCTCATGTGACGATGCCTCAATTTGAGTTTGGTGAACCCCGATTTTAGCATATAAACCTTTTTGCTCAAATATCATCTAAAGTGTTTACATTAAGGTTAATATAGTATTTAATGCACCTACATTCAAAAAAACAACAAGGGTTACACGCATGAACATTATTCTTTCACTACAGAGCAGAATCTCTAAAAGACTTGAAGAAACTAAGTCGCCATGCAAAACATATAAGACAATAGCAGCCGCCGAAAAGGTAGCAGCTAAGACAGCGCAGAAAGCAGCCGCTTACTTCGATGTTGAGTATCAGTTCGGCAACAAAGAGCTTGATGATGTAAGGCCGGCTCGATACGTTATTTTTCATATTGCAAAGCTAGACAGATACGGAATAGGGTTTGACCAGACTGAAATTATGAGCAGAAAAGATTTCGCTGGCGGCTATATAGGAATGCTGGCACAAGAAGGTCACTACACTTACTAAACAAACCGCCCCCGAAAGGGGGCTACCCTTGGAGGGGATTATGGATATTTTAAAACCAGCACCGCAGACGCTAGACGAAGCCCACGACCAATACTGTGACGACAATCACCTTGGTAGCTTCGAGATGCTAACCCAGCACGAGTACGACGAAGTCCGTAGGCAAGAGAAAGCCAAAGGCTTGATTATATTTGAGGGCGATTATGTAACGCTGACAGGCGAACCAGAATGGCTCGAAGTTGTAGAGATTGTTATTGTGGACGGCAACCGCGCCAACAATATGTTAAAGCTCTCAGATGGCTATCTAGTGCCAGCACCAGTTGAGCGTTATGTCGACGAAGTGATTTCCAAGAAAGAGTTTATAGCCCTATCCTGATTGCAGCAGTTTCCCCCTTTAGCCCAGCTTATTTAGTGGGCTTTTTTTTCTTCTTCTTTTTACCGTATGCCATTTCTTTTCCTTATGTATCAACGCCATCAGGCACTGGCTGTTCAGTGTATGGAATGCCCCTATCTATAGAATCTAAAATGCGCTCAAACAAAGTATCTGACTGCTGCGATTTTATCCCAGTAATAATAGGCTTCACGCCAAATGTTTCTTGATGCAAAGCGATAACGCCTTGCCAATCTAACACCTCTGACATTACAGAGCCTCCTCTAAAAGTTCATCGAACCTTTTTGCCATTTTTGGAAAGTATTTTTCTACTCTAGGCCATTCGTCTGTGTTCCTCAATGCAAACAGGTTGGCAAATGCCTCTTTTAGTTGCCCATCTTTATTGCCTTTGAAATACTCGGAGCCATGCCCGAACCCGCCATATCTGTCTTGAAACTTGCCAGCCGTCATAGCGTCAACAATATCTGCAAAGTTTCCCAGCTCCTCATTTTTAATTTTCAGCTTGGCAGTCATTCGTCCCCCTATACTTTTTAACTCTACATCATATAGGTCGTCTATAATTTCAGCAGATGCATCTAGCTTCCTATCCTTGTTCACTACACCAAGTGTTCTTTTGTCAGCGTTAAAGGCTTTTTTAAACCCATCATCAGTGGTGCTTATAGCGACCGGGAAAGGATAAGGCGTTCTAAGCTGCTGTAGCTCATAGTCAATGTGATGCCCATATTCATGTCGTGCAACAGAGCCGCCACGCTCTAAAGGGTCGCTCGATAAAACTTTAGTCTTAGCGGAATAGCTGCCTTCAGGGTCGTCAAAATAAGTCTTAGGCTTTGGCAGTTTATTCGAGACAGCTATTTGCCTCGCACTTAATTCTGACAAAGCAAGTGTGTAGTTTGCCCTAGATTCTTCAGGTGTGTTGTTTCCAGACCTAAAGTCAGCATCTTCACCAAACTCAATTCCTTTTGGCGTTTCGGCTTGCTGTACTTCTTCAATATCTTCTTGATCGAACACTGGTCGCCAGTGGTGACGGCAGTTGTATCCGCCTCTAACAATAAAAGGATCACCAGACGACTTGCCCTGCCAGCTACCCGCCCAAGTCTCTTGTATTTCTTCTTCAGTGAATACCTGTCCAGCGTGTTCCACGCAGAATGGTCTGCTGTCCCTAATAACATCGCCATAATACTTCCACTTGGTAGCACCGCTTTCAATACCTATAGCAGTGTTAATAGATGCGTCGAACTGCATCAGGCTGTCTTGTGCCATCTGGGTGGCGTAACGTCTTAGGTTGTTGCCTGCCCTGTCTCTAGCGTACTTAGTGCGTAGCTGCTCGGCTGCTGCTTTGGCTGCCGCAGGTGAACCGTTGTTAGCTATATCAACTAAACGCTGTGCTTCTACATCGTCGCTCTGGATATACACGCCGTTAATTGTCTGGCGTAGGTTCTTAACTGTGTCGTTAAAACTACGGCCTGTCAGGGTTGACTGATAGACCTCGTTGGCTAGGGTGTCCAGATACTCGTTAGCCACTGACTCAAAGCCTTGGAATGATAACCGCTGTAGCTGGTTTATAACCGTAGGGTCGAGCTTGGTGAAGTCTCCATACGTTCCAAGCATATCCTGCGCATCAACTGCGACAGAGCCGTAACCTCTCACAATATCGTCGACCTGCGAAAGGTAAGCATCGTCCATCGCTTCTTTAAGAGCCGGCCTTGCGTTAATAGCCCACTCAGTATCAAAGAGCTTGCCACCCTGCAGGGGAGCGTCAGCCATAACACCTGCTACGCGCTCCTCTAAGGTCACTAGGGCATCGGCTAGGCGTTGCTGATGGGTATCGGCCAGCTTATCCAATATCTCGTCGTACTGGTTATCTGTGGGCATTATTCAGCCTCGTCGTTGAACTGCCCTAATACTTGTGTGCTTTGGTCTATTTCAAGGTGCGACTTTGCCAGCTTCTCATCGTCTAACACTAGGTCAGCAATCTGCTTATCTATCTCTTGCGATAGGGTGACAGACTTAACGCCAGTGGCTCGCATCTGCTGCAAGAAGATTAGCTCTTTATCCATGTCTCGAATGTCAAAGCTATCAGGGTAGAAGATTTCAACGTCAGGGGTCAGGTCTTGATAGTCGCACCAAAGATTCCAGATCTGCTCCTCGGCAAGCTCCAAGATGTCTGCCTTCTCAGACAGCTTTGCGTTAAGCATCTGAAACTCTGTCTGCATTGCTACGCCAGACTGCGTGATTGCCTCTGTGCCGCGTACTGCGCCCATGTGAGACATACGGTTAATGTATTCAATCTTATCGTTAATAGACGCTCTTACGCTGTCCAGATTGGAACCGCTAGGCTGTAGCATATACGGTTTCATCTGCGCGTCCATATCATCGGGCATATTGATAACCGAACCTGCACCTGCACTAGCGTCAGTCTCGTATGACTTAACCAATGTAGGGTGGTTACTAATGCGGATAAGCTGCTCCATCTCGGATAGCTCCTGATAAATAGCTCGCTGCATATAGGCAACATCTGACAGATCGCTAACACCAATGCCGCGCACTACTGAACGCTGCGCAGGTAGGAAAACCGCAGGGATACGGCCTAGAGTATTAGGCTCAGTGCTGATGTGGCTGTCTTGCTGGTTGATGCTTTTGTACAATTTAACATCTTCTTTAGTCCAGATTCGGTAGTAAACAACCTTTTCAGTGTCGCTTATTTCCTCAATAGACTCGCGCACCTTTAGATAGCAAAGCTCGTAACGGCCTGATGGCATACGCTCATATTCCCAGTCGAATACATTCTCAGGGGTGAACATATTCACATAAGGTCTTATGTCCTGCCCTAGCTCCTCAGCCTTGGTACGGGCATTAGATGCTGGCTTGTCCACCATAATCCAGACGTTGCCGTAAACGCCTGCCCAGATGTTAGCTTCACGCATGAAAGCATTAAAGCTGCGACCATCAAGATCAGCGTCTTTCATAAATGGCTCAAGGGCATAGTTACCCGCTGCACTGTTAAAGCTGCGCACTGGTGGCTGTCGCCATAGAAAGCTGCTGTAGATGTGAATAATGTTCTTGCTGTGATTGTCCATCGGAGTCAGGTCGAGTCGTCGGTTGTACTCGTCCTTGTCCTCATTAACGTAGCGCGTCAGGTAAGCGCCGTCCCGGTAATCCTCACCACCCATATAGCTGCGAAGGTAAAACTCCCAGCGGTATTTGTTGTTGTCATATTGCGGGTGCGTGTATTCTAAATCTTTGCTGTATGCCATTAAGTCCACCGTCTAGGTTGTTCAACTATGCGCTCTGTGCGTACTGGGAATAGATATTCTACCAGATAGCCTAACGCGTCATTCATGTGGTCAAAACCATCTTTGTTGGGAATGCTTGTCCCTTCCTTGTAGGTCTGCCGTTCTAATGATTCAATCGTCTGTTTGCATTTAGGGTCTATCAACAACTTCCGCTGACCATCGCTTGATAGTAGCCGAGAGTTGACCGCATTTATTCTATCTCGAACCAGTGCGTGTCTGGTCTTAGCCTTAACCTCAAAACCTGCATTCTGAAGTATGCTTAAATCTGTGCGCCCACCTGCGCTAGTCTTACGTTGCCTAGAGGCAGGGTCGGGGTAGATGATAACACGTTTGTCAGGGTATCGCGCTCGCAATTCTTGCGCCATCTCATCAGTATTGCTGCCCCACATAACCACCTCATCAATCGCCAGAAGTGTGTCATGGTGTCGGACACATACAACCGCACTCATCGGGTCTAAGTTGAAGTCCATTCCAACGTGCAGGGTGTGATGGTCTGCCTCTATTTTACCAACAGATTCCTCACGACTAAATCCGTAATAAATTATCCCGCTGTAGTTTACAAACTGCGCTTCATATTCCTGCTTGAAGGTTCGCTCATCTAGGTCTTGCTGGGCTTGCTCTATCTCTGTCTGCGGTACGTTACCACCTTGGATAGTTGTGTACTGAAAGCTCTGCCAGTCAGCGTCACCATCTAGCCCTTTGCTGTACAGGTCATAGAAATGGTTGCGACCTTTAGGCGTACCGATAAACAGAGCAGAGCCTAGCCGGTCAGACAGTGACGGTCTGATAACCTCATACCATGCTTCTGGGCGCATATCTGCAAACTCATCTAGCACCACAAAGTCTAGCGCTCTACCTCGCAGGTTGTTAGGCTTCTCTGCTCCCTTCAGGCTGATAACGCTTCCATTAATCAGTCGCATAGTCAGACTGCTTTCGTTTGTCTTGGTCAGGTATTCAGGGGGAATGGTCTGAATAAGCATATCCCACGCAATCTCCTTAGCGGAGCCGTAGGTCGGCGCTACATACCAGCAATTCTTATTCTTGCCACTGATAGCGGCTCGCAGTATCTCCCCAGTAGACAGAAAGGTCTTGCCGAATCTACGCCCAGCAACAACAGCACGAAAGCGGCTACTGCTAGTGAATATCTCACTCTGAGGTAGGGTCAGTAACACGGCTGTCTAATATGATATTTATAGGGGGTATCTCTTGAACCTCTGCCTCTGTTTCTTTCCAGCCGCCTTGGGTCTTCAGGTAAAAGATGTTTGCTGTTACGTTGCCGCCCTTAGCCATCTGGATTAGGTTGCTGCCCATGCTTGCGACTTGTTTTACTCTGCCCTTTTTATAAGCCGCAGAAACTTCAGGCTGTCGCTTCTCTATCTCGCGCAAAGTGTTCTCGCATATATCGAAATAGTCAGCCACTTGCGCCTTAGTAAGTACCGCAGACAATGCTTGTAGTTCTATTATCTGCTCTGGCGTTAGCTCAACAGGTGGTCGCCCACCCCCATCGCCTTGGTTGCCTTGTTTCATTTAACCGCCTTCAGCTCGCCTAGGTTAGCATCAGCAAAGTCTGCCTTGCGCCCATTAATATACATATCGTTGAACTTATCGCCTGTAGACTCCATTACAGCTTCTTGCCCTGTGAAGTCTTGCCATCTTTTAACAATCACATCGCAGTATTTAGGGTCTAGCTCCATCATTCTGCAGTCTTTATGATTTTTTTCGCAAGATATTAGCGTAGAGCCTGAGCCTCCGAAACCATCATAAACAACCTTTTTATCAGGTTGGTCTGCCATCGCCATATCTATTAGCTCAACAGGCTTCATGGTTGGGTGTACAGTATTGCGCTGCCTTTTAATCTCCCAGACATCGCCCCTTAAAGTTTTATGCCCGCCAAAATCGCCATAATAAAAAATAATTTCATGCTGCTTAAAATACTTATCTAAATGCTGTGCTGGGTTGACCTTATTCCATACAATCATTGCCTTTGGCTTTCTAGCCATCTGCTCCATAGCTTCTTTGAAAAGATGGGCATATTGCCAGCTACAGCAAACATACATAGTTTCACAACTCATAACTGACTGTATTAAAAAGTCTCTGAAGTCAGCGTCAGGCATTTTGTCGTTTTTTATCTTATCCCTTTTATCGCTTACGCCTTGATAGTCGATATTATATGGCGGGTCAGTAAACACCATATCAGCTTTATTGCCTGCCATTAGCTTATCGACCGCATCTATACTCGTTGAGTCTCCGCACATTAGGCGGTGGTTGCCTAGCACCCAGACATCACCCTCAACAGTTACAGGGTCATCTTCAAGCTCAGGCACTTCATCTTCGTCGGTCAAACCCTCGGCTGGCTCTTCTTCCATAAGCCCTGCAAGCATATCGTCATCAAAGCCCAGCAGGTCAATATCAAAATCTAATTCAGTCAGGCGGTCTATCTCTACCTTCAGCGCATCCAAATCCCAGCCAGCGTTTAAAGCCAACTGGTTATCAGCAATAACGTACGCCTTTCGCTGAGCCTCTGTAAGCCCTTCTAAGGTGATTGTCGGAACCTCGGCAATACCGCATAGCTGTGCAGCTAAAAGCCGTCCATGCCCCGCTATAATGCCGCCCTCGTCATCTATAAGGATTGGGTTGGTAAATCCGAACTCTTTTATGCTTGCTGCTACTTGTTGAACCTGCTCCTGACTGTGCGTTCTTGAATTGTTTACATAGGGGATAAGCTCCCCAGTGGCTTTATATTCAACAGATAACATTAGACCTCAGTGCCAAAGGCAGCGCGTATATTCATTAGGGGGTTTTGAAGCATAACATCATGCTCATCAGGCGGTAAACCGTTTACCTTGCAATCAACCGCATCACACCAGAAACGCAGGGCAGTTATGACAGGTTGTGCGGCTGTAGGGTTATCAATAAGACTTTGAGTAATGCCATCGACCTTAGACAGTAAATCATGCCATCCGTTTTCTTCACATTCGATTATACGGCTTACAATATTTAACTGGTGCATATTAACCTCCGCAGGCTAACAGTTTGGTTGTGCCGTTATTGTAAACGCTGGTTACTTTTTGTGCAATCTAAGGTCTTGGATAGCCACTAGAACAAGGGCTGAGAGTATAAAGGCAATCATATATAACATTCCCGAAAGTCTCCGTCTGGTGAATTTGCGGGCATTGTAAGTGCTATCAGATATGATTAGAAATGATGCTTATTGATGATTGGTATATCAGAAATGATATAGGGAGCCTGTTGCGACTACAGGTCGGCCAAGCCTGCCTTTACGGTGCGGAATGTCACCTAGTCTAAATTTAGTGCCGCGTTGTGACTACTGGTGCGGCAAGCCAGCTTCAAGGGGTAGGAGGGGGATACCCTAGTCAAAAAAGATTATAAGCAAAGCTAGAAATATGGCAAGCCCATTTGATGCAGGCTCCGTGATAAGCCATTCTTTGATCCGGTCGTATGGATCAGATCCAATTAGATTGTATAAACGCTCCTCAATCCACCATTGTGCTTTTTTATAAAGGCTCCATTTACTCTTGTCTGGCTGCCAATCTTCATTTATTTTTTTATCCGCAAAATCATGTACTGAAGCAACCATCTCTTCAAGTTCTTTGTCACTTAGATTATTTACCGGCATGTCACTCTCCCCCAAGTATCTGTAGAGCAAACAGTGCCATCACTAAAGCGAGTGTTTCCAAAAACATCGACGCGACTGGTAGTGCCATCGTTATATCGAGTATTGCCTAAAACATCTGTTCTAGCGCTAAAACCATCAGAACCGCGAGTAGTACCTAAAATATCTGTTCTGTAGGTTGTGCCAGTTCTGGAATCTCTAACAGTTCCTAAAATATCTCTACTCAAAGTTCCGCTTGTGCCGCCGCAGTTATACCTAGTGTTGCCCCACGCATCTACGGTAGAAGTGCAGGTCGCATAAGCACTTGTCGAAAAAACACCAATTAACGTACATATTAAAAACTTATTCATCTGTAATTACTCCAATATTTTCATTTTCTGCAAAATAATACCCAGCACCCATTAAAAAACGCTGGAACTCCTCAATCACTGCATCTCTGGTTATATCTCGGTCAAGCAAAGTTACCTCTAGCAATACATCTGGCACAACATCTGGCCTTCCGTATGGATAGTGAGTAAAGGTAAAAGCTGGTTTGCCGCAATTCATTAGCACACCCCCTGCAAGCAATCGTTATAGCTCATGGTAGAGACTATCAAGTACATAACAAAAACTGCGGCTCCAAGCGCCATATATGTACGTGATTCGGTACGCTTTTCTTTTGCTATGCGGTCGCGAGCATACTTGTAATCATAGTTAATCATTATTGTCCCCTCTCATATCCGGCGAATGGCTCAGGCTTTAGATTTGTGTGCTCTTGCTGATAGTATTCTTCAATAAGATCGCGCATCGTTGATTCGAGAGAAAGATACATTTCGTCTTTAAGCATTTGGCTGGCTGGATCGTTGCACTTGTATAGTAATCGCAGGTAGCCAACGCGCTTAGAATTGCATAGGAATGCGGGTATATAATCATCTTGCCAGCTAGGATAGGCCAATAACCACTCCAGCACTAGCGTGTCTTTCTGCTCATCAGACAGATCGATAATATCGCCTTGAAAGTTATCGCCACCATATATCAGCGAGTCTATATAATCTTTAACTTGTTGTTTCATGTGGAACCCTTCGTTTTTTTGAATGTTTGCCAATCTTGCCTGATGTTTACTAAACTGTCAACACTTTATTTCGCCGATGCGCCATTCTTGTTCTTTTATCTGTTCTTTAAGGTCGCGAGCAAATTGGATAACTTCTTCGCGGTCAAACTTAGGCGATGCCCTCCATGCCAGTCGCTCCATAGCTTTAACCCTGCGCTCACCGTGATAGTCAACCATCCATTGCCTGTAGCGCAATACATAGTGTGCCTGCTTCATGCCCCACAAATTGCAACTGGGGCACTGTGGATTGCAATTCGGCTCGTACAGCTTAAAAACCGTTCTGCCCCTAGGTATAAAGTGGCCGCCCTGCATGGATTTATAGTGATCTATTTTGCCGCAGGTAACGCACTGGCAGTATCCGTGATCATCCGATGCCTTTAGCCTTACAAGTCGCTGCAATAGCTTTGCTGCTTTTTCTACTTCCTGCGCAACTGTAGATTTTCTTTTAGTTTTCTTCGCCATATTCAAGCTCAAGTAATAATTTACAATAGTGGATAGCTTTTAAGACATCTTGTTTCTTATTCTTTGCTTTGTGTCTCATAATGTACTTAATTACATTAGCTTCGATAAATGGCACGTTATTTGCGTGGATAAACTCTATCGGCTGGATTGCCATATTTTTATAATGACTGCCGCCTTCTTGCTGATTAAGTGCGCTCAATGTGCTATTACCTCATCCTTCAATTCAACTTCATCAGGCATTTGTAAATCGCATCGTGTGCATAGACCGTAAGCATCGCCATCAGAACCAAGCCAATAAGTAAGAGGAAGAGCGCAATCCTCACAAAATAAGCGAGTAAGAGTAATGGTGCGACTAGGAAATTCAAAAACATTGCTCATCCCTCCACCTTAATTTTTACCCGCGAATCTTCTCCGCTGTCTTTGTGATATACAACTGCCGTCATAGAACGCTCTGCTCCGTAGCCGCTGTCGCTATGCCATTGGTCTGTCGCCGTCAGGCTGCCCCAGTGTTCAAAGTGCATAGAACCCACCTCTCTGGCGGTGTGGTGGTGGATATGCCCAAGGTGGCAATAACGGTTCTTTGACTCTGCCCATTCGTCGTCAAGGTTCTTAATCACCGTCTGTAGAATCTGCTCGTGTTTGATGCGGTCGCCATGGTGGAACACGAATAGATTGTTGTGCCATTGATAGGATATAAATTTGCTGTAGTTCTGTACAATCTCAACCCTTGGCTCTTTGCTGTATAGCAACTCTAGGCAGCTTGATAGGTGACAGGCCATATCGTAATCGTGATTGCCGCGTACATTAACCACAACCACTTTCTCGTGCGTCTGTAGCATCTTGTCGATTAGGACATTAAACAGCCTGCCTGCCAGCTTGAAGGTCTTGCCGATGCGTGTGTCTACGTCTACCGGCGTCCCCTTGGTTGTAGTATTAAAACTACTATCAGCGTGAAAGAAATCACCAACGTTCAAAAGCACTCCAGTCCCAGCGTTTCCAACTCGATTAGCCAGCCTATCGGTTGAATCAATCAAAATCTGGGTCGCTATTTTTACATCCCAGTCATCGTCATCAACTTTAGTTTCTGAATCTGCAAGCATCCCGAAGTGATGGTCGCCTATCATATACATGGCTAAGTAATCTTCGCTCACTTCAGCAGGGGCAGGAACAGGCGGTTTAAATCCCTGAATATCATCTTTAACGCCCTCAATCATTAGGTCAAGGCGCTCTTTAAGGCTTTTCTTTTGCGGCTCTTGGATCACCCATTGCAGGGCTACTGAGCCATCTTCTTTATATGCTGTGGATACTCGCTTGGCATCAAAGCCCTCGGCGGTCTGGTGTACTAAACTGCGGTGCGGTGCGACTCCCTTGGCTGCGGCATATCCCTCAATGCGCTTCAGGGTCTTATCAACTACGCGCCGGTTAATCCCAAGT